AGAATTATTAAACAAATTTAATTAAAAAAACAAATGGAAGAAATCATCAAAGAATTGGGTGTTAAAATAGACTCAATGAAAAATGAAACAGTTTCAAAGACGGAATTAATCGAAGTTATGTCTAAGATTAAAGACCTTGAAACTAAAGGCGAAAACGTGGCAACCTTCAAAGCTAATATTGAAGAAATTGCTTTGCGTGTTTTAGAATTAGAAACTAAAGGAACTAAGGAGGTTAATACTGAAAGTCTTAAATCTATCTTAGAATCTAAAAAAGAGCAATTAGCTCAAATGAAAGAGAAATCAGGTTCTAGCGTTCAGTTTACATTGAAGGCAGCAGGAACGATGGCTTTAAGCACAAACACAACAGGACAAATTCCACAAGCTGAAAGAGAAGCGGGAATCACTCGTATTGTAAGACGTAACCCTTTTATTTTAGAATTAGTTAATGTTGGTACAATTATGTCTAATGTTTGGGAATGGGTGGAGCAGAAAAACCTTGATGGCGGTGCTGCAATGACTGCTGAAGGAGCTGCTAAATCTCAAGCTGATTTTGATTTAGTTGTGGCTTCTGCAAACGTTAAGAAAGTGACTGCTTATATCAAAATCACTAAAGAAATGTTAGATGATGTTGAGTTGATGCGTTCAGAAATCGACCAAGAATTAACTGAGTTAATTAACTTGAGAATTGATGACCAATTATTAAACGGTACAGGTTTAACGGTTAACCTTTCAGGCATCAATCAAACAGCTACCGCTTATGCAGCAGGTGCTTTTGCTTTAGCTATTCCTCAGCCAAATATATTTGATGTTTTGAGAACAGCTATTAATCAAGTTAGGGTTAACTTGTTTGAGCCTAATTACATTGTATTACACCCAACAGACATGACAAAAATGGATTTGGCAAAAGCAAGTGATGGACATTATGTATTACCTCCTTTTGCGTCAACAGATGGTACGGTAGTAAGTGGAATCAGAGTAGTGGCAAATACAGGTGTAACGATTGATAACTTCTTAGTGGGTGATTTTACTAAATACGGAGTTCGTTTCAAAGAAGGTTTGACTATTAACGTAGGTTACGAAAATGATGACTTTACTAAAAATTTAGTTACTATTTTGGCGGAAGCTCGTTTAGTGGGTCGTGTAAAATCAAATCATTACGGAGCATTTGTAAAAGGCGTTATATCTACTGCTATTACTGCTTTAACTAAACCATAATTTTTATGGAGGTTAAACTTTTAAAAGATTGGGCGAACTACAAGAAAGGGGAAACAGTCGAAGTAGAAGATAAAGACGTTTTGGAAAGAGGTTTTGAAATAGGACTTTTTGAAAAAGCAAAAGAAAAAAAACACGTTAAAACAGAGAAATAATGCCTAATATAATCGATAAAACATACTTTCAGAAAGCTAATGAGTTAAACATTCCTTTGAGTGTTCAGACCTTAGTGGCTAATCCAACTTTGCAAACGCCTAACGATGTGGCTTATTTGGATTCTTTGTGTTTGAGAGTTGAAAAATCGATTTTATTAAATGCTTTAGGTTTAGCGATGTATAATGAACTTCAATTAGCAATAACGGATTTATTTGTAAATCCGTTATACGCTTCTTATAAAAAGTTGGTAGAAGGAGATGAGTACGATGGTAAGGTGTGGCAAGGTTTAGACAATGATTATTCTTTGATTGCTTACAGAATTTTTGAGGAGTTTATGACTGAAACGAATGTTAGGTTAGTTGCAAACGGAAACGTACAACTTTCCCCAGAGAAAGCATCGTTAATAAGTCCCGCTTATAAAATAGCGAATGCAAATCAAAAGTTTATACAATCATATCAAAGCGGTTTTTTGCGAGAACCAATTATCTTTGAAAACTTCATAGATTGGTTCGGTAGCAATGATGAGATAAATGTTTCATTATACAATTACCTGATTGATAAAAAAGAGAATTTTCCTTTATGGGATTTGTCAAAGTTTGCAGTTTACACAACTAAAAACACTTTTGGATTATGATTATCTTTGAAGATGAGTTACAGCGTTTAGTTGAGTTGCTTCCTAATATTACAGTAGGAGCAAATACAACTAATGTCAAATTCGGATGGGGAACTGAAAATGTTTTAGCAACTTATCTAACTATGAATGGGAAAGTAAGTTTCCCTCTGATTTGGTTAGTTGAAGGGCAGGACACAAACGATAACCGTGAACCGAGTGTAAACCGTAACGCAAAGATTGTTATTTTACATGAAAGTCAAGCACCGAATGAGTTTAATCCATACCAACACGAATACGATTTTAAATTAATTTTGCAACCGATACTCGATAATTTATTGATAGCTTTAGAACAAAGCGGAATTAGCCGTTATGATAACACAGATTTTAGAACGCAAAGAGTAAAAAACTACTCAATGCGGGAAGTGGATAATAGTTTGGTTTACATCTGTAATGCTATTGTTTTTGATAGTTCAATTACCTTTAGTGGGTTGTCGACTTGCATACAAACAATTCAATTTAACACATAAAAAATTATGATTTTATACAATCAAAAAGACTGTTTAACAGTTAGAAAAAATTTAGGGTTGCCAGACTGTATTTTGCAGGAAGGTAGATTAACTGGGAAAATATTAGCACCAAAAGGATGGTCTTTAGACTTGACTAGCGGAACTTTTGATAAAGACTACGTTAATGAACAAATCCAATTAGGGAACTTTATTCCAATTTTAGGAGCAGTTGAAGTTACTAATAACACACCAGAAGCAACGACGGAAGAATATCAAGGCGGTGTTATGTCGGTTGTTAGAAATGGACTTCCTCAATTCAACTTCAAATACTTGCGAGGTGGTTGGAAATTTGCAAACGCTTTATACACTTACAACTCGTTTCAAGCTTATGATGTTCTTTTCGTTTTTTCTAGCGGAGCGGTTGCAGGTGCTACAAGTGGCACAAGTTTAACAGGTTTCGACTTAGGAATGATGAATAGTGGAACGTATATGTTTACCGATGGTAACACATCATCAAGCGTTACAACCTCTATTCAAATCATTAACGAGGCTCAATTCAATAGAGATGTAGCTTTATTAGATGCTTCTATTTTAGACTTTAATGTAAATACTGAAATTTTCCCTATTACTGATATAGTAATGACAGGTAGAGCCGATGTGTCAGAATCTAAAGTTTACTTCAAAGCTACTTTTGACATGAACCAAGCTACTCGATTGGGAGGAATTGCAATTGCTAACTTAAAATGTTATAAGAATGGAGTAGATACAGTTATCACGGCTTTATCTTTATCATTTAATTCAACTACTCAGGAATGGCAGTTTACACCAACGGGGGCGTTCACTATTGCTGATAAGTTCATAGTAGAATTATACGATAGTGTTGCTGTTACCGATGTAGCTAAAATTGGTAATCGTTATTACAAAGGTGCAACAGCAGAAATTACACCCGTAGCGTAATATGTAAGATTTAATTATTATATTTGCAATAACAAGGATGGAAGGCAATCAATTTAATTTGGTTGCCTTTTTTAATTTAAAACAAAATGGAAATATTTAACAAACAGATTTTCGGAAGCGATGCAGAAGCTTTTTTAACGCTATGCAAAGAAGAAAAAAAGCAATGGATTTTAGATAATACAAGTCAAAATAATGAGATTTTAATTGATGAGTTTATCAAAAATCCTAAAATTAGTAAAGAATGTAAGTGTTTAGATTGCGGTAAAAATAAATCAAATGAGTCCAATCCAATATCAACAAAGGCTTCAAAAGTTGCTAAATCTATCAACGTTACAGGAAATAGTGCAAAAGATAGTAATAAGCGACAATCAAAGCCTAAAACAGCGTAAAATTGACGAGTTTACAGTCGGTGAGTTACCCGATGGCAGTAGAATAGGTACTTATAAAGATGCTGAATACTATTTTTTCAAGCGTGAAATTAATCCGTTTGCAAACGGTTACGTCGATTTGATGTTAACTAGAACATTTGTAAATAGTATGCAAGTTGAACCGTTCACAAGTGGAACTTATTTATTTAACGCTAGTGACCCGAACAACTTAACAGGTCGTTATGGAATTGATATTTTAGGATTAAATCAGCAATGGTTTGAGAACAGACAAAAGGAAATTTATATACATCCGTTTTTAAGACAG